AGGGGACTTAATTGTCCCCTTTATTTTGCCTTGAATTTCCCTAGGAAACTATAACAAACTCTTCTGCCCTTCCTCTAAGTACCAATCAAACTCTATGTGACAATCCACACATGCTTTCTTATTGATACTTGTGAAGGTGAGTAGGTCTTTGTTCCCACACTGAGGACACTCTTTGGTAGTTACTTTCTCACTCATGATTCTCCATCCAATCTTCTATCATCATATCGATACAATGCTTTGCCTTAGCTAAGTCCTGTAATGGTGTACCCTTATCTTGATAACGAGTGACGTACTTAATAGCTGTATGCTGTAGTGCATTCAACTCATTAGCCATAGAGTATTCCATAGGCTGAATCTTAAGCTTAGAGTAGTGGTCACCTCCTACCTGAGTAGCTTTAGCAGAACCTAGGAATGGTTCATGTTCATCAGGTGTGTTGGCCTCCCCTTGTGAGAAGATATTCCTTGACCATATTTCGTCTTCGTTTATGTACTGGGGGTTTATGAAGGTGGGTTCAACCTTATTCATAACTTCTATCCTCTAACTGTTCTTCTAGTTCTGAGAACTTATTAATAATAATATCCTCATTCCTATTCACTAAGGTTGCACTGTCAAGCTGTAACAACTCAATGAGCATGACTTCATCCAACGCTTGTAAATGTACTTTCAACTCTTCGAGTGTCATTGACATATCGTTTCCTTAAATAGTTCATACTAACTGGCATCTCGTCAAAGCTTCCATCCTTTACATCATTCATTACCCACAGTCCACGCCATGATCCATTGGTCTGAGGTGTCAAGTACTCTTCATCGTGTTGGTAGTAGATACCAGCAAAGAGTCCTGTCATATTCAAACCATCAGCCCTACGTGCATAGGCTATGTCCCTGTCTTGAACATGCCCCATCACACAGCTCATGTGCTTCTTAGTGAGTAGCATCTTAGCAGAGGATACTGGTCTACCCATGACACCTGATGTAAAGTAATGGCAGTACGCTACACCATCAACAACAATGGGGTCTAAGAACTGCTTAACTTCCCAGCCTTGCAGGTTGAAATCATCGTAGCTAATTAACCCATCAAGTTTAGGATCATTCTCAGTGGCTCTGTTGATTCGGTTCTCATGGTTGCCCATTAAGAATATCATTCTAGGATTCCACTGCTTCTTCTTGTTACGAGTTAGCCGCCATTGCTCCTGCAGGATAGGCTTCATGAGAGCAGCCATAGCCTCATTACCAGACTGTACGTCCTTAGTGTACCGCCTACCTTCAAAGCTCTTCTTACCTACATCATAGGAGCTTAGGGAGGACATATCCCAGTGATCTCCTAAGTGTATAATAACATCAGGCTTAGTGTCAGCAGCAAACTTACCTGCCCACTCTAAGTGATCATAACTTGTGTCGGGTTTGACCTGCGTATCAGGTATGATTAAATGTTTCATTTAGTATTCCTTCTAGTTAAGGTTCTAACTTCACGTTCATCACGAGTCTTAATGCCATGACATACCCAGCACAAGACTTGATAACCATCTTCTTCTAGGAACATACGGTTTATGTATGTGTCCCAATCTACAAAGCCCACTGCTGGGTCAACAACAGGATCGATGTGATCCACTGCAGCGTTGTTTCTCCTACGACCTTTTCCAACAGGTGGAAGAGTAGCAGGGCCAATGACCCCACAGCAAGCACAAAGATAGCGCCCTGTAGAAACTCTAGCAGATTTCTTAACATCAGTCTTCACTCCCCACTTACCATGTGCTCCACGTAAAGCGGAGGTTATGAAGGACTTATGTCTAGCTTCTGTCCAGCGTCCGTTGTTACGGGTCTTGGTGGTTGCCATAGTTCATCATCCTGTCTACGTAAGTATAAGAGAATCCCATTCTCAATGGCTCTCTCTTCACTACCTAGTTTATCAACACATATATTATACATTTCAAGCTCAGTCTTACCAGCCAGTAACTTACCAGCTTTAACAGGGCCAATGCCAGCAACACCTATGATGTTGTCAACCTTGTCACCTTCTAAGAATTGCTTATAGAAATTAAGTAAGCCTTCTTCTTCCGTAATATAATATTTAATCTTCTTAACAAAGTTATAATGCCAGCCTTTAAACTGGTCAAAGTCTTTATCTAAAGATATGGCGATAGCTTTATCACCTTCCTGTGTTGCACGTATTGCTATCCTATCATCTGTCTCTTCACCACTAGTCACAATAGCACCGAGTTCTTCTACAAAGAAATCCCTCAGTGCTTGGAGGTGTATAGGCTTTTCCATACCATCACGATTACCTTTGTAGGGTACAGTGACAGCGTGATCATTCCTAAAGTTACCTTTGCCTGTAATGTAATACTCAACTGTATGAGTAGCATCATCTGAATCCATTACTAGATCCTCAATGATAGTATTCACATAGTTGAGCAGTGTCTTACAAGCGACCTGTTGTGACTCGTTGTTGCAAGCGAAACCTATGCGATAGCAAAAGATGTCTGCATCAACGAGTAAGATCATAGCTCTGGAATATCCTCAAAGCTAGTAGCAGCAGACTCGTAACGAACCAAGTCATTCACTCGTGCTTTGGATATGCCTAAGCTAACACCTGTCTTACCTTTAAAGTTGTAGTCAAAAGGTTTAACAATGAAGGTACACTTAGATCCATTACCTACAGATTCAGTCATCTTGAAACCCATATCATCCTCTACATGAGGTGGATACTTAGACGACTTAGCTGTGACAAAGTAACCTCGGTCATCACCTTTGTTCTTAACTGATACACCCATACCTTCTAGGCGATCAACTTGTTCTTCTGATAGTTCACTAAGATCTACCTGATACTTGTCTGACATTTCATTCTTCTCTAGGAATGAGAACCAGAAAGCAGTGGCTTCGATTTTAAGTGGGTTATGATTTTGCATGGATTTTTCCTTTGTTTAAACATTATCACTAGACCTATGTGCAAAGCTAGTGTGTGTGCGCCCAAGTTGGCCCTACGTTGTAGTCACCATCCAATGGACAATTCATTTCAAAGTACAGCCCAGCATCAACGATGGCCTGTACTCCTAACTTACCTACCAAGTCTGCATCTTCTGCTGAAGATTCGATCTGCCATTCGTCATGGACGTTAGCTACAAACTTGTACCACACTCCACTATCATCAAGAGATTTCTTGAGAATAACTAGAGCTTGCTTCATCACTATTGCGCCAGCAGATTGTAAGAGAAAATTTAAAGCACTGTGCTCTGACTCTACTCTTAACCTACGTCCGTCCAGCCCTCGTAGTGTACCACGTTTACGCATACTCTGCAATACGATCTCTTTCAACCGAGCATACGCAGGTAGGTTCTTCATAAACTTATCAACCAGTTGCTTACCCTTACGAGCAGAGCCACCAGCTATCTCTCCAATCTTAGCGAAACCTCCGCCATAAATCAGGGCGTATATGAAAGTCTTCGATTGATCACGAGTAGCTAGCCCAGCCATGTGTTGATTATACGTATGTATATCCCCTTCAAGTAGTTGCTTGATGTAGGCTTTATCATTCATGTAATGGGCAAGCATCCTCAACTCCAAACCAGAAGCATCGATGCCAGTTAATAAGTTCCCTTCCTCTACAATCCAACAGGCTCTACAGTCTGTACTATAGGTTGAACCTGCACCAAATAGTAACTCACCTGTCTTCTTGTCCTTCTTAGCTGATGGCACTTGGGCCATGTTAGGATTATTATGAGTCATACGTCCAGAGACAGCTCCATTAGTAATCACTCCACCATGTACACGACCATCACTACCAACTGCATTTACCCAGCTATCGATCTGACTAACTCTTTTCTGTAAGGTTAGATATTCTAGTATCAACTTAGCTTCAGGTAAATCTATTCCTGCCAAGGTCTTCTCATTAACAATGATGTTACCCTTGTCAGTTTGACTACTGAATACTACTCCTTTGCCTTGGAGTCTTTCAGCGATTTGCTTACGGCTTCCGAGGTTGAAGACTGTGACTTTATCTTTAAGCCGCTTACCTGTCTTTTCCGAGACTCGCTCCTCCACCAAGGGTGGGAAGACTGCTTGGACTGCTCGTTCGATTTCATTCATTCTCCCCATAAGATCACTTAACAATTGGTTTGCTCTAACAGTGTCTAACTTAAATCCATTAGACTGCTGCTCTGCAATTATGATTGCTACTTCATGCTCTAGCTTAATACATTCCTCTGAGAATCCATCCTCTAGTAGTAGGCTGGTGAGGTGAGGCTCAAGCAGATGGGTTATCTCAACATCCATCTTGCAGTAGGTACGCATCTCCTCTGTTAGACCACCATCATAATCATCGAACTTAATCTTAGGGTATCCCAACCTGTCACCCCAAGCTGATAATGAATGACCACCTTCTAATCGTGGACACCATAGCCGAGACATTAACACTGTATCTCTCAGCTTGTAGTTAGGTATCTGTACCTGCCATAGTTTATCTATCTTAGGTGCATCAAACCCTGTGATGTTATGTCCTATTACGTGGCTTGTATGACGCAGGTGCTGCTCTAACTGCATCGGGTTCACTAGTAACCTCTGCTTTACCTCGCCCTCTCTTTGGATTCCACAACACCA